GCCTGGTGCTCATGCACCCGCTGCACAAGCTTCTCTTGTTACATCATGGGTGGGGGCGGCATCGGGACAGTGGGACTCTGGGGGTGGGGCGTCATACGGTATAGATGGTATAGGGGCGGGTACCCCAGGTCAATCCAAAGGTCTGAGACCATACGTGGGTGCGAACGGGGGGAACCACGGGTACAACGACACCAGCTACAACAACGTAGGTGGATTTGGTGGTGGTGGTGGGTCTGGGGCACATGCGGGTGGTGGTGGTGGTGGGTATGTTGGTGGTAGTGCATCCACTAGCTACAATGCTCGTCCTGGTCATGGTGGTTCCTCGAGGAATAATGGCACAAACACTACATATGGACAATATACCACCGCGTTGACGGGCACAACCATGGGCCGGACGCAGGGTAAAGTTATCATAACGCAAAATTAATATAGGGGTAGAGTATATGCTGACCCAAGTATTAGAACAGATGTTTCCGGGTGAACCTTATACGTCGGATGGAACCACGTGGGATAGTGTCGTTTTTGAAAAACCCACTACTGTAGGTGAAGATATAGACGGTATAGTAAAACCCGATGATGAGGCGTACGAATACGCACTCTACAAACTCACGAATGTCGAGGCGATCAAGAAAATGCGTGAGGAGAGGAACGCTCTCCTCGACCAGAGTGACAAGTATGTGATTATAGATTACCCTCACCGTCTCGAACTGGATATCCATAATTGGGTAGACTACCGCCAGGCCCTCAGAAATCTCCCAACGACGGCCCGTCCAACACTCGATGAAGATGGAAAACTCAAAGATGTCGTGTGGCCCACTGTTCCAACTCTAAGTTTCTAAACATTTTATAAAACCATTTTTTTAAGAGTGTCACATACTGTTAAAAAAAGTATCGAGTTATAATAACAAGTTGGCCCATGACGAATAGTACAACATTTCCAGGAAGTGTCACCTGTCCTACATCCACTGTGAGTAACGCTATGACATTGGGTACGACAAAGACATTCGTTGTTACGGTCTCGGATGCTAGTGGTTATAATAAATACTATATCGACGGGTACCTCCAGGCATCATTGGAACTACACCAACAGCAAACCTATATTTTCGACCTATCTAGTTCGACTCTTTCAGGTCACCCGTTTGAATTCTCTACTACAAATGATGGTTCCCATGGTGGCGGTTCTGCATACACGACAGGTATAACAACTACAGGTACGTACGCGAGTAGTGAGAAACGAACGTTTTTTGTTCCTGTAGGTGCCCCTACAACACTGTACTATTACTGTACGGCCCATAGCGGTATGGGTGCTGGTGTGAGCATTTCACCTACGGCTGAATTGGTGGTTTCAGGTCATATTGAGTCTACAGACCTTGTGGTGACCGGAACCGGAGGTGTGGGTCTAGGTGTTGGTACTACAGCACAGAGACCATCGAACCCTACGACAGGTATGATCCGTTATAATTCCACAATTGGGTTTATGGAAGCGTACACGGCAGCGGGGTGGGGTCCCATCGCCCAACCACCTACGGTCACTGGTGTTTCACCAACAACTACACTTACTAGTGGGGGGGTGTTGGCTGGGTGGGTGGGTACCGACACCGGTCCGCATATGACTGGTGGCACGCGGATTGTGGCAGATGACGGAGCGAATGGTGACCTCTACGGTTACAGACTCGCCATCTCTGGGGACGGGACGAAGGTTATCGTGGGGTCGTTTGCGGAGGAGGCGTCGACTGGTAGTGGTCACCGCGGTGCCGCCTACATATACACCCTCAGTGGTGGGTCTTGGTCCCAAACAGCGAAGATTCTGGCAGCGGACCAGTCAGGTACGAACGCGAGCTTCGGTGTAAGTGTCGGTATGAACTCGGACGGGACGAAGGTTGTCATCGGGGCGCAGGCTCAAGGTGGTTGGGGTGCCGCCTATATCTTCGCCTACAATGGAACGTCGTGGGTTAAAGAAGGTTCGACGCTTCTGGCATCAGATAAGCAGTCGGGTGACCAGTTCGGTCAGAGCGTCTCCATGAACTCGGACGGGACGAGGGTTATCGCGGGGGCGTTCTTTGAGGACTCGGGTGGTGATGCTTCCGGTGCCGCCTATGTCTTCGCCTACAATGGAACGTCGTGGTCCCAACAAGCGAAGCTTGTAGGCGATAACCAGGCGGGTGACTGGTTCGGTGAGGGCGTCTCCATGAGCTCGGACGGGACGAGGGTTATAGCGGGGGGACGAGAGGCGGGGAGCTATGGCATCGGTTTCGCCTATGTCTTCAACTTCAGTAGTGGGTCGTGGGATACGGGTACGAAGATTTCTCCTCCTTCGGACGTAGTGGCGGGGGACTACCTTGGTCAGACCGTCTCCATATCCGGGGACGGAACGAAGGTTCTCATCGGGGCACCTGCGGATCATGTGAGCAGCTTGGCGAACACCGGTTCCGCCTATGTCTTCACCTACAATGGATCGTCGTGGGTTCAAGAAGTGAAGCTGACGGCAGCCACCCCTGGTGCAGACGCCCAATTCGGAATGGGTGGCGTCTCCATGAACTCGGACGGGACGAAGATTATCGTGGGTGAGTACCAGGACTATGGTTCGAGGGGTGCCGCCCATATCTTCACCTACAGTAGTGGGTCGTGGGATTCGGGTTTGAAGATTGTGCCAACCTCGAGAGCGACAGGGGCATATTTCGGTTGCGGTGTTGCCATTAACTCGGACGGGACGAGGGTTATCGTGGGGGAACACGAAAACGGCGTCGGCAAAGGGGCCGCCTATATCTTCGACTACAACTCGAACCAGATTTTTGATTCATCAACCCAAGTATTCACTGCTACGGGTTCAGGTATTATCCCTGGATCGACGGTACAATTGGAAGGTGCTGATGGAACCCTATACAGTGTTTTCAATACGACGACACCAAACGCTGCCGGGACCCAAGTGACTTTTAAGATGGGGGCACTCGGGGCGACCGGTGCCTACACCGTCGCAAATCAACCGTATAAAATTAGAGTTAACAGCACCTCGGGTCTGAGTGGGACCAGTACTACCCCCCTTATTGGGTTGGCGGTTGGGTGGACCACCGCGGCTGGTGCGGACCTGACCTTCACTACTGAAAGTACCACGACACAAACACTCGTAGGTACAGATGGTGCTGGTGGTACCAATAGGAAGTTCGAGGTAGCACCTTCGAGTGCCTCCTTACCTGCGGGTCTTACCCTTACGGAGAGTACAGGTGCGATAACAGGTACTATCACGGAGTCGGCCGCCTCGGGTTCGACGAGTGTAACATTCCGATTGACCGATATTGGTAGTGGACTGTTCACAGACAGAGCAATCAATATTGTATGGAATAGTGATGCGTACACCTTTAGTCCAAATCCGTTTACATTCACAAACGCGGGGCTTTATGGGAGGGATGGTCCTGACCTCGCAGCCACAAAAACTGCATATGGTGCTACCGGTTGGTGGCAGACATCAACCAGCTTTAATCAGGTATCGGGAAAACAGGGGTTCCAGCTATGGACTGTTCCTTCGACTGGAACGTACACGATTGAAGCAAAGGGGGCACAAGGGGGGTACAGGTATACCGGTAGTACATATAATTCAAATAATACAGCAGTTGCACCAGGTAATGGTGCAACTGTAAAGGCAACATTTGCTTTGACGAAAGGGGCAACAGTAGTTTTGATTGTTGCGCAGTCTCCAGCCCGTGGACAACACTGGGCCTCTGGTACTGGGGGTGGGGGTGCTTCTTGGGTTCTCAAACCTGGTGCATTCACATCCAATAATGATGTATACCTGGTTGCAGGTGGTGGCGGTGGTTCTGGGGCTGCTAATTATGTTACTTCGACCAACCAGGGTGGGCACGCCGGCGGGTCGAGTCAGGGGAGTATAGGTGGTGGTGGGGCGTCAGGCGATCGAAGCGCAGGTGGTGGGGCTGGGTGGACAGGTGACGGTTCGGGGAGCTACATAACCACTTATTATTATGGTTTAAAGCCCTCAAATGGAGCCTTAGGGGGGAATCCGTATCACGCAACCCACTACAAAGACTATCAGAGCCCAGGTGGTTTTGGTGGTGGGGGGTCGAATGGAGGGGAATGCAGTGGTGGAGGTGCGGGAGCCGCTGGAGGACGTGCCGCAACCTCTTATCTATCTGGTAATACAATTGGTGGTACATCCTATATCATGCCCAACGGCACGGGTGGCGTCACCGTTACAGCTCGTACGTTCTCAGGTAATCATACCGATATACATGGTTCAATTATTATAACGCAAAATTAATACCGGGGTAGAGTATATGCTCACCCAAGCACTTGAACAATTCGCTCCAGGTACACCTTATACGTCTGACGGTACTACATGGGAGAGTGTTGTTTTCGAGGACGTGCATCTTGAAAAACCTAGTTACGATATATATGAAGAATTGGTCTACAAACTCACGAATGTCGAGGCGATCAAGAAAATGCGTGAGCAGAGGAACGCTCTCCTCGACCAGAGTGACAAGTACGTGACCCGAGATTACCCTCACCTTCTCGAACTGGATATCCAGAACTGGAAGGACTACCGCCTAGCTCTCCGAAATCTCCCCACGACGGCCCGTCCAACACTCGACGAAGATGGAAACCTCAAGGATGTCGTGTGGCCCACAGTTCCAACTCCATCATAATTCTAATTGAAAAATATATGTTCCCAAACTTTACAAACTGAACAGAGTTTCTAAAGTCTCGTATCAATCATTTTGATTTCCCCAAGCTTAAAAATAAAGTCTCACTATATTATAAAATGTCTGGTGGTATTGCCCAACTCGTTGCTGTCGGTGCCCAGGATGTCCACCTTGTTGGTCAGCCCGAGGTCAGTTTCTTCAGGTCCACCTACAAACGTCATACAAACTTTTCCCAAACTGTCGAGCGTCAGGTCATCCAAGGCAATGTCGCGAATGGTGGTATGTCCACCGTGCGCTTCGAGCGCAAGGGTGATATGCTCGGATATGTCTATCTCGTCCCCAATAATGGTGTCAAGACCATGCCTTACAGTCAAGCCGATTGGTTGACAAAAATTGCCAAGGTTGAACTCCTTGTCGGTGGTCAGGTGATTGATGAACAGGATTCCACCTACTCCACCCTGGTTGCACCCCGTCTTTCTGCGACCAGTGCTTCCAAATCACCTTCGGCTGATCTGGTCAACGGTGGTACAGCCTACAGGTTCTACCCCCTCAGGTTTGCTTTCTGTGAAAACTGGCAGACCGCCATCCCTCTCATCTCCCTCCAGTACCACGATGTTGAGCTCCGTATCACTTGGGGCTCCGCGGCGGCTACT